ATATATGTGGCGAATAAGACAGAATTGTCAAAAGATGAACGGATTAAGAAAGAAGAAAAGAGACTAAAGCGGATTTATAAAAACATAGACAAAGATAAAAAGGCAATCATAGATGGATTAATACAAAGAGCCGCATATATGAGAGTGACCCTTGAGGATTGGGAGAAAGACATAATGGAAAATGGCTGTATCGAGATGTTTACACAGTCTGAGAAGACGGATCCTTATGAAAGAGAACGTCCGGTGGCTAGACTTTATAATACAATGAACAAAAATTACCAAAGTATAATAAAACAGCTTACCGACCTTATGCCTAAGGAGGTAAAGGTGGTGGAAGAAGATGACGGGTTCGAAGCCTTTATTAATTCTCGAGCCGACTAAATACCCGAGGACTGACCCTGACATTGTATTTGGCAAAACTAAACCAACTATAAGTAAAAAAGGATTCAGGAAATACCCCAAAGATTATAACCCTATACTTGAATACTGGGAACAAATACAAATTGGTAAAACATTGGTACCTAAAAAAGTATATCAGCAGTACGAGGAAATAGTCAATTGGATTAAAGAAGATGGTTACAAGGAATGGTTTTACTCACCTGAAAGAGCTAATCATATAATAGAATTTGCTGAAAACTACTGTTGTCAATCTAAAGGTAAAATGGCAGGTAAGAAAGTAGTATTAGAGTTATGGGAAAAAGCTTTATTAGCAGCAACATATGGATTTATAGATATAGAGGGAAATAGGAAACATCAAAGAATAGTTCTTGTTATAGGGAAGAAGAATGGGAAATCTCTTCTAGATTCAATAATGGGCCTATATGGGTTATTAGCAGATGGAGAAGGTGGTCCTGAGGTTTATGCTGTAGCTACAAAAAGGGACCAAGCTAAAATAGTATGGCAAGAAGCCAAGCGAATGGTTAAGAAGTCTCCTGCATTAAGAAAAAGAGCCAAACCTTTATCTTATGAAATTGTATCAGAATTCAATGATGGAATATTTAAGCCTTTAGCTTCTGATGCTGATACTCTAGATGGTTTAAACGTCCATGTAGTTATTATGGACGAATGGCATCAATGGAAAAATGGTAGAGCATTATACGATATTATGGCTGATGGTATAACTGCTAGAGAGCAGCCATTAATAGTTATGACTTCTACGGCTGGAACTATTAGAGAAGATATATTTGATGAGATATACGAAGAAGCAGAAATACAATTTAACAATATGAAATTAGGAAACGAGGTTGACGATAGAACCTTGTTTTTTATTTATGAGTTAGATAAAAAAGAAGAATGGCGAGATGCAAATAATTGGATAAAAGCTAATCCTGGTCTAGGAACTATTAAGAAATTAAGAGCGTTGCAGGATAAAGCTAAAAGGGTAGCGGATAATCCGAAATTGGAGAAGAATTTTGTTTGTAAGGAATTTAATATAAGAGAAACAAGTTCAGAATCCTGGCTAACATTCGAGCAACTAAACAATACAGCTACTTTTGATATAGAGAAGTTAAAACCTAGATATTGCATAGCAGGTATAGACTTAGGAGCAACCACAGATTTAACTTGTGCAACTATAATATTTAGAGTTCCTAATGATCCAATTCTATATGTTAAACAAATGTATTGGCTACCTGGCGATTTGCTCGATAAGAGAGTAAAAGAAGATAAAATCCCATATGATAAATGGCTGGACCAAGGGCTACTAAGAGTTAGTGAAGGTAACAAGGTAAACTACAAAGATGTTACTAAATGGCTATTAGAAGTCCAGAACGATATGGATATTTATATATTTAAGATTGGTTATGATAGTTGGAGTTCCACATATTTTGTAGACGAAATAAAGCAGAATTTTGGTAATGCAGTAACTGAAGCAGTAGTACAAGGTGCAAAAACATTTTCAAGCCCAATGAAACGGTTTGAAAAAGACTTGGAATCTAAAATGATTAATTATAATAACAATCCTATTTTGAAGTGGAACCTAAGTAATGCAGCTATAAAAACTGATAGCAATGACAACATCATGTTAGTTAAAACAAGTAACCCAAGGCGAAGAATAGACGGTGTAGCTTCATTATTAGACGCCTATATAGTGTATGAAAATCACTACGAAGATTATATAAACATGATATAAGGGAGGTGAGTATTTGGGAATATTTAATAAAATAAAAAATACTTTTAGCAATGCGACAAAAGTTAGCAGAATAAAAATGATAACCGATAGAGGTAATGGTTTTTATGCTTGGGATGGAAAACTTTATAAAAGTGATATTGTAAGAGCGTGTATAAGGCCAAGAGTAAAGGCTATTGGCAAATTAATCCCTAAGCATATAAGGAACGGTCCTGATGGCATGAAAATAAACCCAGAGCCTTATATAAGGTTTCTATTGGAAGAACCAAATCCATATATGTCAGGACAAATGCTCCAGGAAAAAGTCGCAACTCAATTAGCACTAAATAGTAATGCCTTCGTATTAATTATCCGAGATGAAAATGGCTATCCTACAGAGCTTTATCCGATACCATGTTTGACAGCAGAAGCTATATATGATAAATCAGGGAATTTGTATTTAAAATTTTATTACAGAAATGGTAGAGCAGGTATATTCCCTTATTCTGACATAATTCATTTAAGAGACGATTATAACGATAACGATATATTTGGGGATCCTCCTGGTGAAGCCTTAACAAGTTTGATGGAAGTCGTAGGAACAATAGATCAAGGTATGGTAAAGGCAATAAAAAATAGTGGTGTAATTAGATGGTTATTGCAATTTCAGCAATCTTTGAGGCCAGAGGATATAGAAAAGAATGTAAAACAATTTGCAGATACTTATCTAAGCATAGAATCAGATACATTTGGCGTTGCTGGCGTAGATGCAAAAGCAGAAGCCAAACAAATAGAGCCAAAAGACTATGTGCCAAACGCAGCACAGACAGATAGAGCAACAGAAAGGATATATTCATTCTTTAACACTAATAAGAAAATAGTTCAATCTAGTTACAATGAAGACGAGTGGATAAGTTATTATGAAGCAAGGATTGAACCTGATGCAATGCAAATGAGTGCAGAGTATACAAGAAAGTTATTTACACGAAGAGAAAGAGGATTTGGCAATAAAATTATATTTGAAGCGTCAAGTTTGCAGTATGCAAGCATGAAAACTAAACTTGATTTAGTACAATTTGTAGATAGAGGAATGATGACACCGAATGAAGTAAGGGCGATAATGAACCTTGCGCCTATAGAAGGTGGAGATACTCCTATAAGAAGGCTTGATACTGCACCAATAACAGAAAGCGAATGAAGGAGGTGAGTAAGTGGCTAAAAAGATAAATATAAAAGGTCCGATAGTAGGGAATAGTGAAGTATGGATATATGAGTGGTTTGGCATTGAAGCAACCAGCCCAAATTCAGTAAGTAAAGTAATTGATGAGGCTAATGGAGAAGATTTAGAAGTAGAAATCAATAGTGGTGGTGGTAGTGTATTTGCAGGTAGTGAGATATATACAATGCTTAAAGATTATAAAGGACATGTGACAGTAAAAATTGTAGGACTAGCAGCTAGTGCAGCAAGTGTAATAGCAATGGCTGGCAACAAGGTAATGATGTCCCCTACTGCACAGATGATGATTCACAATGTTTCTACTTATACAAGTGGAGATTATAGGGACATGGAGCATAGTGCAGAAGTTCTAAAAAGTGCTAACAAAACTATAGCTAACGCATACAGACTTAAAACAGGAAAAACACAAGAAGAATTATTAAAACTAATGGATAATGAAACCTGGATGACTGCTCAGAAAGCAAAGGAACTAGGTTTTATAGATGAAATAATGTTTGATGAAGAACAACAGTTAATTGCTAATCATGGATATTCTGGATTATTACCACCAGAAGTAATAAATAAAATGAGAAATATGCTTAAGAATCCGAATGATAAAAACAATTCGGATATTTTTATGCAAAAAATTAAATCACAATTAAATTTATTAAAATTGAAAGGAGAGGTATATCATGAATAAAAAGGAATATCTAGAAAAAAGACAAAATTTAATTAATGAGGCAGAAAACCTTATTAATGAAGACAAGATTGAAGAAGCTAATGCAAAAATGGAGGAAGTAAAACAGTTGGATAATCAATGGGAAGAAATTGCAAAAGCACAAGCTAATTTAAACGCATTGAGTGAACCTAAAGGAATTAACATTACTAATTTGGCAGGTACGAGAGGAGTTGATGGAGTAGTGGTAGATACTTTAGACAATAACATTATCACAAACAATGAAGATATGTATAATTCAATAGAGTACAGAAAAGCATTCATGAATCATGTACTTAAAGGAACACCTATTCCTGAAAAGTTCATGAATGAAGACCAAAATACAAAAACTACAAATACAAAAACTACAGATGTAGGTTCTGTGATTCCTACAACAGTTTTAGAAAAGATAGTTGAAAAATTAGAATCAACAGGAATGATTTTACCTCTTGTAACCAGAACATCTTACAAAGGTGGCTTGGCAATTCCGACATCCTCTGTAAAACCTGTAGCCACTTGGGTATCAGAAGGTGAAGGGAGCGAGAAACAAAGTAAACCTACTGGTCGAATTGTGTTTAGTTATTACAAGCTAAGATGTGCGGTATCTGTATCCTTTGAAACTAGTGTTGTTACACTTGGAGTTTTTGAAAACACCTTGATTAACAATATAGCTGAAGCTATGACCAAAGCATTAGAACAAGCTATTATATCTGGAACTGGTGAAGGGCAACCCAAAGGCATCTTGGCAGAAACTGCTCCAGAAGGACAAAATATTGACATACCAGCAGATGCATATGTTGATTATGAGACATTGATTAATGCAGAAGCAGCTTTGCCACTTGCTTACGAAAATGATGCGGTATGGTGTATGACCAAGAAAACATTTATGAAGTTTGTTGGCATGACCGACCAAAACGGACAACCTATAGCACGTGTAAACTATGGTATTGCTGGCAGACCTGAAAGAACATTGCTGGGAAGAACCGTAGTGTTAAATGATTACATGACAAGCATTGGAGCTACTATAGAAAAAGATACAGTTGTAGCCTTCTTATTCAACTTCAAAGATTATGTACTCAATACCAACTACAACATCACTATCAAGAGATACGAAGACAACGAAACTGACGATCAGGTAACTAAAGCTCTCATGTTAGTTGATGGTAAAGTGGTAGATAAGAATAGTTTAGTTACTATAACTAAAAAAGCGGGGGGATCGGGGAAATAATGCAGGCATTTAGCATGTCTGCCCCTTCTATAGATTTGAAAAGTATGACAAAGAAAAAATTATTAGCTTACGCTGATGAAATGGGCATAGAAGGGCTAAATGACCGAATGCTTAAGGCAGACATTATTGAAAGGATTAAAGAGGGATTATAGCATCCCTCTTCTCCTTATATCGAGGTGATATTATGCTGCAAGATATAAAAGATGCTTTAAGAGTAAACGGTGATGATTTAGATACTGAAATATTAGACTTAATCGACGCAGCTAAAGCAGATTTAATCCTTAGTGGAGTTAATAAAGATAAAGTTATTGATACAGATCCATTGATAAAAAGAGCTATAATTGTCTACTGTAAAGCGCATTTTGGATATGATGATTCAAAGATAGTAGAGAGATTTGAACAATCCTATATAAGTCTCAAGCATCACCTAACATTATCAAGTGAGTATACAGTAGGTGATGAAACATGAGAGATTACAGGTATAAAATAGACTTTCTGCAACGCCAACAGGGACATGATGACTATGGTGAGCCGATAGATAGTTGGGAGACCTTTAAAGAGGGTATATGGGCAAGTAAAGACCCACTACTTGGTAACGAATACTTCAATGCATTAACTACGAATACAAAGGTAGAAGTAAAATTCAATATGAGATATGTACCTGGTATTACAAACGACATGAGAATTCGACATGGCGATGAAATATATGAGATTCTATCGGCAGTCAATGTAAAAGGGTTAAATAGGGAATTACTATGTTATTGTAGGCTGGTGAAATAATATGGCTAGGCTTACTTTTAGAATAGAAGGTATGAAAGAACTCGAAAAATCATTAAAGAAACTCGGCAAAGTACCACAAAAACACGTAACAGCAAGTGCTAGAAAAGGTATGAACATTGCACTTAAACAAGCAAGAGCAGACGCACCATATGAAACAGGTAATCTTCAAAGAGGAACCATAATGGTTGGTGAAAAAGCTAAAGTTAAAGGCAAGAAAGTCTACAGAATAGTATTCGATAGAAACATGAATCACATATTCCAAAAAGAGGTTAAGAATCCAGGCGAATCCGGGAGCAAAAAGGCTAGAAATATTGCTTATTATCCCGTCAGCCAGGAGTACGGATTTTTTGCTAGAGATGGAAAGTACATTCCTGGATTCAGGTTTGTTAGGGATGCGCTTACTGACAACGTAAGGAAAATAGAAAAAACAATAGTAGGCGAGATGAAAAAGAAAATAGATGCTGAGATAGCGAAGGGTGGGTTGAAGTAATGACGGTTGATGAATTAATAAAGATACTGGAAAACTTGAATCCTGACCAAGAAATAAGGCATTATTCTTATGAGTTCTTGGGAGACTTTCCTATTAACAAAGTAACAGAAGAAGAATATGAAGGCAAGAAATATTACTGTATAGGCGGTGATTGCTAATGGAGACCGCTCTAAGATTAGAAATAAATACAAATATTCCTGATTTAAAAGATAAAATCTACCCTACAAACGCACCAGAAGGCTCAAAAGGACCATATTTAGTTTATTCAAGGATAACTACAAGAAAAATTAAAACACTGCAAGGATTAATTGGGAAAGAGTATTTAAGCTATATGTTCAGTATTATGGCAACTAGATATGGAGACATGAAAAGAATTACTAAACAAGTGGAAAATTTATTAATATCTTTGCCAGGACAGCAAATAGGCGATTTTTATATTGAAGATTTAGACATAAATAATATTCATGAGGTATATGAGCATGAGTTAAAAGTAAATCGTGGGATAATTGATTTTACTATATATTTTGAGGAGGTATAGATAATGGCTAAACGTGCATTAGGAACAAAATTACAAATTGGAACAAATGCTCCTGTTACTGTAGCTGGATTGACTTCTATCGGTGGACTTGAATTAAGTGCTGATACAATTGATGTTACTACCCTTAATAATGATGGAGGTTATAGAGAGTTTATAGCTGGGTTTAAAGATGCTGGAGAAGTATCACTTGAAGGATATTTGGAACTAAACGAAGGACAACAAGCACTATACGATCTTTTTGAGAGTGGAGAAACAGAAGATTTTACAATCCAATTTCCAGACAATTTTGGGAAATGGGAATTTAGAGGTGTAGTAACTGGATTCAGTACAAGTGCAGACTTGGAAGATCCATTAAGTTTTAGTGCTACCATAAAGGTATCAGGAGCACCTGTTCTGACTCTTGGAGCATAGGCTAGATTAATTTCTAGCCTTATTTATTTTATTTAAGGAGGGGGCGTTATGTGCTACAAGCTACATTACAGACTTGAATTTGACATTAAAACAAATTATGAAGATATGGAGAAATCCCTTGAAATAATTAAAAATTATATCATGAAAGGGTTTGAAAACATTAAACATGCTACTGAAATCGAAGCTTCTGCAAAAATAATAAAGGCTGAGGTGTGAGCTATGGGCTATCATCCAGTCAAGCTTGATAAAGTACGTAATTTCCGCTATGGAATGAAAGCAATATCTTTGATTGAAAACTTTAATTTTTTATAAAGGAGGAAAAATTTATGAACTATATACCAATCAAACTAGATAAAACTAGAAATATGTTGATGGGTTTTGGAGCTTTACAATTGTTCAAAAAAATAACAGGAAAAAGTCTGTCTAAGATAGATTACGAAAAAGAAGATATGGAAGATTATATTCCAGCTCTATTTTTTAGTGGCTTAGCACACGAAGACAAAGAATTGACATTAGAAAAAACTACTGAATTAATAGATCAGCATTTAGGAATTAAAGGCGCAATAGAATTATTGCCTGAAATATTGGAAGAAACATTTGGTAAAGAGGAAGATATAAAAAACGCACAGAGGGCAGCAAAAAAGAAGTAGAAAATTATGAGGAAGAAGCGTTAAAAGCTGCTGCCCTTGCTGGAATAAGTTACGGTGAATTTTTAAAATTAACTCCAAAAGTTTTAAATGTTTACTTAAATGCTTATGCAGAAAATAGGGAAATTAAACAAAAAGAAAATATATATCAAGCTTACCTGATGAGCCGTTTTGTTTGGCGAAAGAAAATTGACATTAAAAAGATGCTTAATATTAAAAAAGAAAAGAAAGTCATGACAGACGAACAGATGTTTAATCAAGCAAAGGTCCTAAATGCGGTATTTGGCGGGGAGGTAAAAAGGCCCAGCAATTCAGGGGTAAACCAGTGAGGTATAACAAAGAATTATAGGAAATAAAAAGACTTGCTAATTAGCAGGTCTTTTTGTTTTAAGGAGGTGGTGCCATACTATGAGTAGATCAAACTTCATAGTACGAACGTGGGGGTGCGGATTTTTCACGCATCAATAGTGAAATACAAAGAACGCAAAGACAAATACAAAACTTCCAATCGAGAGTAAATGGCAGTATGGCAGCAATAGGCAAGGCTTTTAAAATAGGTCTTGGCTATATATCTTTCAGGGCCATAACTGGATTTGTAAAAGCTACTACCGGCCTAGCAAGTGATATGACAGAGGTTCAAAATGTTGTTGATGTTACGTTTGGAGAAATGGCAAAAGATATAAATGATTTTGCAAGTACAGCCATAGAGCAGTTTGGTTTAAGCGAACTAAATGCAAAAAAATTCTCATCCTCAATGGGTGCTATGCTTAAATCATCCGGCATAGCTGGCGAAGCAGTAAGAGATATGGCACTAAACTTAACAAAATTATCTGCCGACATGGCAAGTTTTTATAACTTAGATAATGAAGAAATGTTTAGAAAAATTATGTCGGGAATGTCTGGTATGACAACGCCACTTAAAGAGCTTGGAATCAACATGAACATTGCAAACCTTGAAGCATATGCTCTATCACAAGGCATCAGGAAGTCCTGGCAGCAGATGTCCCAAGCGGAGCAAACGATGCTCAGATACCAGTACTTGCTATCAGTCACAGGTGATGCACAAGGAGATTTCGCTCGTAATGCACATACATGGGCAAACCAAACTAAAATACTAAAGCAACAATTTGAAACATTAAAAGGTACTATTGGAGCTGGATTTATTAATATATTAATGCCAGTTGTAAAAGGCTTAAACACTTTAATTAAAAAAATCCAAATAGCGGCAGAATACTTTAAGGCATTTACTAGGCTTATATTTGGCGATGCTGAGGCTAGTTCACAAGGCGGTGTAGTAGTTGAGACTATGGCTGACAACCTTGGAGATGTAGAGGATGGATTTGGAGATGTAGGAAAAGCAGCTAAAAAAGCGGCGCAAGATGTTAAAAAGTCCTTAGCACCGTTTGATCAACTTAATATATTGGCAGACAAAACGAGTAAAAGCACAGAAGAACTTGCAGATGAATTAAGTATTGGTAATGTTGGCAATGTTGGAGTAGATTTCGGCAAAATTGATGATAAAGAAATAGATATAAAAATAAATACAAGCGCATTTGATAAAGTAATAGAAAAGGCAAAGGAAACAGCAGAATTTTTGAAGAATGTTTTTGCCCCGCCTCTAGAAGAAGCAATAAATAAAGCGATGCCACTTTTATACGAATGGAAAGAGGCTTTATTAGAAATGTTCGCCGATTTTTCTACATTAGGCGAGCCTATAAAAAACTGGATGATTAACGACTTAGTTCCTGTATTACAGCAAGGCATAGGGTTTATTGGCGAAGTGTTCGCATGGTTTTTAGAAAGCACGCTTATGAAGTTCGAGACTTTTAAAGAAGTAGTTTTCCCAATAATCGAATGGTTTGCAGTAGATGGATTACCTCTACTAACAAGCTTTACATCAGGCGCAATAGATGTATTTTCAAGTTTGTTAGATGTTGCAAAAACTATTTGCGAAGACTTGTGGAAAGGTGTTGTTGACCCAACTTTAAAACTTATATCAAAAATAACTGTTGATGTCTTAGATAAGATAAAAGGATTTTGGGATAAATTTGGTGGAGAAATAATTGACGGCATAACAACGGCTCTGGGTAAATTAAAAGAAATCTGGACAACATTTTTTGATGCTTTTTTAAAGCCTTTTATAGATAAGGCTTTGGAGATGCTAGAAATGGTATGGGATAATCACCTAAAAGCATTAGTTGAAGAAGTTTTAAATTTTGTCGGCAAATTAATAACAGCCGCATTAGACATATTGAATGAATTTGTATTACCGCTAGTTCATGAAATTGTAAAAGTCTTAGCACCTGCATTCAAAGAAGCTTTTGGTTTTATAATCGATGTTATCGGTAGTGCACTTGGTGGAATCATAGACGCAGCTACAGGAATTATTAAGGCTTTAGGAGGCATTATTGATTTTATTGCTGGCGTATTTACTGGCGATTGGAAACGAGCATGGGAAGGAATTAAAACAATTTTTAAAGGAATATTCGATGCTGTAATAGGAGTTTTTAAAGGAGCTATAAATATACTAATCGATTTTATGAACTTTTTGATAAGAAGTATGAATAAAATTAGTTTTAATGTTCCTGATTGGGTTCCAGGCATTGGTGGGAAAAACTTCGGGATTAACATTCCAGAGATTCCAAAATTGGCAAAAGGAGGTCTAGCATTTGGACCAACCCTTGCAATGATAGGGGATAATCCTAACGCAAGCATAGATCCAGAAGTTATAATGCCAATCTCAAAACTTGAAAACATGTTGGAATCCATCTTGACAAAAATAACAAGAGACACCGGAACACACACTGAAAAGAGAATATACAAAATTGGTAACACTGAAATAGCTGAGATATTGATAAATCTTATAAACGACTATCAACGCCAGATAGGAAAAACAGCACTGGAGGTGTAACATGCTGATAAAAATAAATGGTGTTGAAATAGCTGCATACCCAAAAGAATTTACGGTTACAACTTTGGACCTGGACGCAGAAACAACAGCTAGGACAGCAGATGGAAATCTAAACAGAGACAGAATAACGGTTAAAAGACAAATAGATATGACGTTTGGTATTTTAACAATGGCTCAAGTGTCGGGTATACTGCAAGCAATGAAGGACATTTATTTTGATGTAGAATATCCTGATCCGATGGTTGGAGATTATGTAACTAAAACTTTTTATGTAGGCAACAGACCAACTCCAATGGCTATAGAGAAAAACGGTGTGATTTATTGGGATGGATTAAAAATTACACTGACAGAGAGGTGAGGTGATGTAGTGTATCCAGCAAGTGAACTGTTTCAATTGCTTATAAAAAATCCAATGAGAGAATTTGATACAAAAGTTATCATTAACGGTGTTGAACATGGCTCGAATGAGGTAGTGGAGTGGGATATAACGGAGACAATAACAGAGTCCGAATCCTACACAATCGGGAATGCCATTCCTACAAAATTTGAGCTAAAACTATACACACAATCTATATTTCCCACGAATGCAGAAATGAGACCATACATCCGACTAATAGATACTGAATGGATACCTCTAGGGGTTTTTTATGTAGATAGCAGAAAAGAATCCGAGGGAGGAATATGGGAATTTGTTTGTTACGATAAACTAATGCAAGCAAACCAGCCTTGGGAAACGGAACTATACTTGCCCGCTTCTATGTCTCAAGTTGTACAGGAAATATGTGACGTATTAGAAATACAATTAGCTCCAGACACCTCTCTAATGTTTGAAGTACCTCTTATAACACATGAATTTACTATGAGGCAAGTCTTAGGATATATAGCAGGATGCCATGGAGCGAACGCAAAGATAAATAGAAATGGGGAACTGGCATTTATAAAGCCCCGGAAGGGAAAGGTGATATAAATGTTTAGTGGTGGAAGCGGTACAAAGGAAGACCCTTATTTGATTGGGTCAGTGGCAGATTTAAATGAGATGAGAAATTATGATAGTGCAGGGACAGCTTCTTATTATAAGCAAATTTGCGATATAGATTTTGAGTGGGCAGATTGGGTTTCTCCTGGACATTTCTTTTCATCTTATGATGGGCAAGGGTATAAAATAATGAACGTAAATGTAGTAGGCTCTCCTTATACTTCCTTCTTTGGAGCAATATATGAAACTCTTGAAGACCATATTTTAAAAAACATTAGAATAATCAATATGAAAAGCCTTCACCCTAAAGAAAGTCTTTCAGGAGGATTTTCTGGAATGGTTATAGGAAAAGTTAAAATAAAAAATTGTCATCTTGAGAATGTGGAAATTGAAGGTGAATATAATGCTGG